CAGAAAATCCATCTGATATAAATAGAAGAAGAGAAGCAAGTTTAACTTTAGGAGATGTAGCGGTAACAATATCATGACATATACAGAATTAGTACAAAAAATTAGAGACTATACGGAAGTCACTAGCACAGTTTTAACTGATACTATTGTAAATGGTTTTATTGAAAATGCAGAATTTAGAATTTTAAGAGATGTAGATTCTGATAATAACAGAAGATACGTGTCTGCTCAAATGGTGGCTGGTCAAAGATTTATAGACACACCTCAAAATTTACTTGTTATAAGGTCTGCTCAAATAGTCGATTCTGCAGGGGTTGGAGTGGCTAATGACAGGGATTTTTTACAATATAGGGATACTAGTTTTATGTCAGAATTTAATAATCTAGGAGTTCAGGGAACCCCTAAATATTACAGCAACTGGGATGAAGATACAGTAGTTGTAGCCCCTACACCTGATCAAACCTACACAATACAATTAAATTATATCTTGAAACCAGCTGGATTATCTAGTACAGTTCCTACTACATATTTAAGTTTGCAATTTCCCAACGGACTTTTGTATGCATGCCTGGTCGAGGCATACGGTTTTTTAAAAGGGCCAAATGATCTCTTGCAATTGTACGAAGGAAAGTATAAACAAGTGGTAGAAGGCTTCTCAATAGAACAAATGGGAAGAAGAAGACGAGATGAATATCAAAGTGGTGTTCCTCGTATAGGTAAATAGGAGATAAACATGGCAATAACACAAGCAATTTGTAATTCGTTTAAAAAACAACTACTAGAAGGCGATGCTAATTTTTCAAGTTCAAGTGGTGACAAATTTAAGTTAGCTCTTTATACTTCTTCAGCGACTCTAAACTCAGCGACAACTTCATTTACAACCACGAACGAAGTTAGTAACAGTGGTCAATACACTTCTGGTGGAGGAGCACTTGTCAATTTAGCAACTTCAATAACAGCTGGCGTAGCAAGAGTAGACTTTGCAGATAGATCTTTCACTGGAGTTACTATAACTGCAAGAGGAGCATTAATCTATAATACATCATCAGCGGTGACAAACGCATCTGTATGTGTCTTAGATTTTGGAGGAGATAAAACAGCTACTTCAGGCGTATTTACAATTCAGTTTCCACCACAAACATCAACCGCAGCGATTTTAAGAATCTCTGGTTAAGTAGGAGGTAAACTCCTATGGCAGGTTGGTCACAAAATACCTGGAATACAGGTTCTTGGGGAACGGGCGTAGATAATATCGTTATCCCTACGGGGATTCTTGCGACCACTGCAGCTGGTTTTTTAACAACCAATTCAACTGTCGAAGAAGGTTGGGGTAGAGATCAGTGGGGTGCAAGAGCATGGGGTAATCCAAGTCAAATTGTAGTTCCTACCACACCCGAAGATGATCTCACTGCATTTTTAGGTTCTGTTTCTATTACAGCTGAAATTAATGCAGGTTGGGGTGCAAAAAATTGGGGTGATAATGCTTGGGGTATAGCTGGAAATCTTCTTGCCACAGGTTTTCCTTTGACAGGGGCTTTAGGTAGTCCAACAATTCACATTGATGTAACTGCCACCACTTCAACAAATAACGGTCAATTAATGACCGCTAGTCTTGGAACTAATACAAATATAGATATTCAAACAAAAGTATTTCCGTCAGGTTTTCCTTTAACAGGTGCGCTAGGAACAGCTGACGCTGGCCCTGATGCAATGGCTACAGGTATTGCAATGTCCATGGGACTTGGAACTATTGAAGCCTTTAACCAAACTGGTTGGGGCAGACAGTTTTGGAATGTAAATGCATGGGGAGTTGAGGGTCAATTTGCAAATGTTGATGTAACAGGTGTTGCAATGACAGCAGCCGTAAGTGCACCACAAGCTGTTAAGGGAGATGCTAATTTACAATTAAATACTTTAAACGTAGCACAAGCGACTCTCGGTAATGTAGATCCAGCCCCTGATGCAATGATCATCGGTCAAGCGATGGTTGCGAATTTAGGTAACGCCGCTGGTCTAGCTGGAGCAGGAGCAGATCCAACTGGACTTCCAATGACTGCTACTTTAGCTAGTGTTACAGCCGTTCCAAGTCAAGAAGTAAATGTAACAGGCATAGCCATGAATGCTCAATTAGCTAGTGTGACAGCTATTATTCACGTGGATGTTTCAGTGACTGGTTTAGGGTTGACTATGGCTCAAGGAAATGGTAATGCTCTAATCTGGAACGAAGTTAATACAGGTTCAGCACCTATAGATCCTCCAGGTTGGCAAGAGGTGGCTGCATAAAGAGTTTGACACAAACTCATTATTTTAATAAAATGAATACACAAGGAACAAAATATGGCGAATTCAACATCTGCTAACCTAAAACTTACAGTTCAAGCAACTGGTGAAAATTCAGGAACTTGGGGACAAATTACAAATACTAATTTATTAATTCTAGAGCAAGCGATTGGTGGCTTTACAACTTTCAACGTAACCAACGCCAATAGAACTTTAACATTTTCTAATGGTGCATTATCAAATGGTAAAAATATAGTTATTAAATTAACAGGGACCCTTGCAGCGAATAGAACAGTTAGTATACCAGATTCAATAGAAAAAACTTTTTTAGTTCAAGATGCATGTGATCACGCAGGAAATACTTTAACTTTTAAAACAGCATCTGGAACGGGTGTTCTTTTATGTGAAGGTAATTGCTACAATTTATATTCTGATGGGACTAATATTGAAAAAGTAAACGAATACAGAAAATGGAGAGCAGTATCTGCGGCTGAAACAGTCCAAGCAGGTGCAAAACTTTTAGTAAATACAAATGGTGGAGGAGTTACAATTACGCTTCCAGCGTCACCAGCTACTGGAGATGAGGTCCATTTTGTAGACCAAGGTTATGATTTTAATTCTAACGCATTGACTGTCGGTAGAAATTCTTCTAATATAGCTAACTCGGCAGCGGATCTTGTTGTTAATACACAAGGCGCAGCTTTTGGATTAGTGTTCTCAGGAGACGCTACAACAGGATGGACTTACACGGAGAAATAATATGGCAAATTACGAAGCAACAAAATACGATTTTTCTGGAGCAAACCTTACAGGTATCGAAGGAATTCCTACGGCAACTATTGTGCCGTGGTCTTCATCTTCTGTACCAACAGGTTTTTTAGAATGTGACGGAGCAGCAGTTTCAAGATCAACTTATTCTGCATTATTTGCTATTGTAGGTACAACTTATGGAGCTGGTGATGGGGCCTCTACTTTTAATTTACCTGATTTACAAGATAACGTAGCAGTTGGAAAATCTGGAACTAAAGCTTTAGCATCAACTGGTGGAGCTAATACTGTATCATCGGGTGGATCTGTGAGCACCAATATTTCAGGAACAGTGGGTGGTTCGACAGCTAATGCTACTTTATCGGAAGCACAATTAGCATCACACAGTCACAGTTTTACAAGACTTAATAATGCGACAGGTCCAGGTAGCAATGTACCTGCGAATCAGACAGGTCCCACAACTCAACAAAACGTTAATAACACAGGATCAGGGACGGGTCACTCGCACAATATGAGTGCAACTTTTTCAGGGACTGCTAGTAGTACTTTTTCAGGCACCGCAACTTCAGTTGTTCAACCTTATATAGCAATAATTTACATAATTAAGACATAGGAGAAAAAATGGCAACTAACGCAAATTGGACAATAGTATTTGAAGACAAATGTATTATTAAAAATCATGCAGAAGGTGCTTCTAAAGGTGTTGGTTATATTATTTCTGATGATTCTTTTTGGGGACAAGATAAGTTTTCTAACATTTGGGCTATTCAATATGGAACATCTAATCCAACTGACACGGTAGAATATAGAGACGGAACCCCTCACTCCACTTGGGAAGATGCAAACCTAGGTGACATTTCAGATTTTACTACTAGATGGGATTCAGCACACTTAGCTCAATTACAAGCGGACTGGGATAATGACCCAAGAGAAGAATCTGAAAAAGGCTCAAGACCTACATCATATTCATCGTAACATTAACCAAGAAGTTAAAATATATTTTTCACCAGATAAAGGTGAATTACCTCTGTGAAGATATGGAAAAGCAGCTGGCCATATAACAATTCTACCTTTTTTTGGTTTTACTCTTTTTGAAAAATGTAAAAACTCTGTCTCACCACCTTCTTCAACATCGTTTAAATAAACGGTATAGGCAAAAGCCCTACCCTCATTCTCCATACCACGATTATGTTCTATATGCCAAACGTGATATCCTTGTGTGGGTAAAGTTTTTTGAATTTTTACTGTAGTATAAAAAAATTTTTCTTGACTATACGCTGCAGCAGCCCCTGTATTTTTTTTATAATGGTGCCATGCTAAATCAAAATTATATACTAAGGATTTTAAATCCTCCCACCAAATATCCATATTATAACCTCCGCCAAAAAATTGTAGATCTTGTATCGTGGTTATTGATCTATTCTCCAACTGCATTCTATCAATGGTATTTTTAAATTTATGTTGATCTTCAAATAAACTAATAGCTTTATCACATTCTTCTTTGGTTATATAATTGTCATATACACCAATAAAATTTTCTATATTTACATTTTTTACTGCAGCCATGCTACTATACTGTACCTTGTTCCTTTCAATATTGGTTCAATTGTGTGAGGATATAAAAAATTACTTGGAAAAAAAACGATAGAATTTTTTTGTAATTTTATTCTTTTAATTTCTATTTCTTTTTGATCTGTAAACACTAAATTCCCTCCTTTATAATTATCATTTAAATTTATTATAACACTTAAACATCTAGCTGTCGTGCTAAAATGATCAATGTGTACCTCATATTTTCCACCTACACGGTATTTTAATAAATCAATTTGATTTATTTTATTGCTACTCATTTTTGGAAATTTAATTGTGTAATAAATATATAGCCTCTCTATTTCTTTTTTTATTAAGTTCCAATAAAACTCATTTCTAGGAGTATCAAAATTTAATTGGTATCCCTTTACGTTTCTGACTTTTTTATTTATTAGCTCATCACCCCCTGAACCAACTTTGAGATTTTTCTTTGCTTTTTTATCTATAAGCGAAACTATTTTTTTCGAAAAATCAGGGTTTACTATATTGTTTAATGAAACAATAGCTTCTAAATGGTCCATAATTATGTTACTTTCATTCTCTAAAAAACTAATATATAAGGCATTATATGCTACAAAAACTAAATTTCAAGGCAGGATTTAATAAACAAGACACGGAATCAGGGGCCGAAGGTCAATGGACAGACGGTGATTTTGTAAGATTTAGATATGGATTACCAGAAAAAATAGGTGGATGGTCACAATTAACTGCAGCTTCTAAAACTCTTCCAGGGGCAGCAAGAGCTCAAGTTGCTTTTTCTAGTTTTGCTGGTGAAAAATATGCAGCTATAGGAACCTCTCAGGGTTTGTTTTTATATTATGGAAATGCTTTTTATGATATCAGTCCTTTAGATACAGCAATTACAGGATGCACTATTACCACTGTAAATAACTCAAACGTTGTTACAATTAACAAAGGATCTCATGGACTAGCGGTAGGAAGATATATTACTTTATCCGCTGTAACAGTGACTGGAGCCAGTGCATTTACAGCTGCAGATTTACAAAAAACTTATGAAATATTAACCGTCCCTGATATTGATAAATTTACAATACAAGCAGCTAGCGTGGAAACAGGTTCTGGAATGACTGCTGCTGGAGCTGCAACAGTTAACCCTTATGTTATCGTAGGACCAACTATACAAACAGGGGGTTATGGATGGGGTACATCTGCGTGGAACGTTGAAACCTGGGGCACAGAACGATCTACAGGTTCAGTAACTCTAGGCGCAGGTAACTGGAGTCTTGATAACTTTGGTGAAGTTTTAGTTGCAACAATATTTAATGGTGAAACTTTTACGTGGGATGCAGGGGCCGCAAGTCCTAGAGGTAATCGTGCATCTAAATCAACCACAAATTTTCAAACCACAAATAATCCAACTGCTACCAGATTTACATTAGTATCTGATAGAGACAGACATTTATTTCATTTCGGAACGGAGACGACTATTGGTGACACCACCACACAAGATCCTATGTTTGTAAGATTTTCTAATCAAGAAGATCTAAATACTTACGCTCCCACTACCACAAATACAGCTGGAACTTTTAGACTTGATACAGGTAACGAAATTAGAGCAGCTCTTCAAGGTAAAGATTATGTCTTTGTATTAACTGATCTTGCTGCGTACGTAATACAATTTGTTGGTCCACCATTTACTTTTTCTGTAAGACAGGTTGGTACAAACTGTGGGTGTATAGGTCAACATGCAGCCTCTTATGTTAATGGAGCTGTATTTTGGATGGGAACACAAGGAGGGTTTTTTGCATACGACGGGACAGTTAAATCTTTACCATCTCTTGTTGAAGATTTTGTTTTTACAACTGATGGAACTAACTTGGGATTAAATTTTGGTTCTAGTGATGTTATATTTTCTGGATCGAATAATTTGTATACAGAGGTTAATTGGTTTTATCCAAAAAGTGGATCTGATCAAATTGATAGATGTGTAACTTATAATTATTCAGAAAATTGTTGGACTACTTCTTCTTTAGATAGAACGACTTATCAAGATCAAGGGGTATTTGAAGTGCCTTATGCAACTGATTATGGAGACACCCTTACCCCTGTTTTTCCAGAAATATTAGGGATAACTAATAAATACGGAGCTAGTATTTATTATGCTCATGAAGTAGGAAACGACCAAGTTAATAACGCGGGCACAACCGCCATACCAGCATTTATAAGATCTGGAGATTATGACATAACTTCTAGACGTAGCGCTTTAGGTCAAACAACGGGCGTGGCTGATTATAGGGGAGATGGAGAGTTTATTATGTCTGTTAAAAGATTTATACCTGATTTTAAATACCAAGAGGGAAATGCTAAAATTACTTTGTTTGTTAGTGATTTTCCTGATGACACCCCAGTTAGTTCCCCACTTGGACCCTTTACAGTTACATCAACAACTGATAAAGTAGATACAAGAGCAAGAGGAAGATTAGTGTCTCTTAGAATAGAAAATGACTCAACGGGCGAAACTTGGAGATATGGAACTCTTAGATTAGATGCTCAACCAGATGGAAGAAGATAATGGCAAATACTTTATTTGATTTAGCACAACAATATTTACAACAAGGTTTACCTGATATAACGGGTATCTTTCCACCAC